GACAAAGAGCTTGTGAATTGTATTTGAAAGATAGACCTGTAGATGATATTCTTCGTATTATAAAAGATGAGTTTAATGAGATTATAAGAAGAAATACCCTTATGTCATGGAAGAGACGTGATAATTGGGATGGAATTAAACAATATGCTTTTTCTGCTTCTCTAGCGCAAATGGGAACACAGCGTTCTATTCGTTTATTAGAGGAAAGTGAAAAGCATCGAGAGTCATATCAAAAACTTAGTAATAAGGCCCAAAATGAATTAGAGGGTCTTACTTTTGATAGTGCGATGGATGCAGCAAGGGGTTTGCAAATAGGCATCGAAGGAGAACGAAAAATTATTAATGCAATGGTTAATTTTCAATTTGCAGAAGATATATTTAATATAATTGTTAATTATATTGGAGATCTAGAAGTACGTCGTAAAATCGGTCTTGAAATTCAGAAGAAATTAGTAGAGTATTCTGAATACTAAAGTTTTTTGTGCTTGTATATTAATGCCGCCATACCCTCGAAAAAATAAACAAAAACAATATGTTAGTTACAAAGATGTTTTAACATCTCTTTCCTCACGTTTATTAGATGAGAATCAGATAGAGATAGGTTCTTTTTTTGAGTTTGTTAGAGATGTATGGTCACAGGGTTATGATCATCCAGATCATTTTGATACTTGGCTTCCTAAGATAATGTGTGGAGATATTCATCAAGTTCTTCAAGAAGGAAAAAATTATGCTGGTATATATCCAAGAGGTCATTATAAATCTACAATTCTTGGTCATGCTTTTTGTGTTTGGAAGGCATTAAAGTGTGATAAGGATTCTCTTGGGTTGTACCTGAGTTTTTCTGATGAAATGGCAGCCTATCATATGGGGGAGATTAAAAAGTCTGTTAGACGAAATCCTATTTTATCTAAAATAATGGTAGATAAAGCACCTAGAGCGGAATATTCATTAAGATATAATATTAATGGCATCAATACTGAAATTGTTCATGGAGGTCTTTTTTCATTTAGACGTGGATTTCATACTAATCAGTATGTAATATGTGATGATGTTCTTCGTGATCCTGATAATCCACTTAATATGAATCAAATGGAAAAAATTACTGATTGGTTTATGCAGTCTACTATGTATATTCCAAATAAAGGAGCCCCTGTTATTGTGTTGGGAACTCCTATGTTGCCAGGAGATCTACTTGATAGGCTAAAAGATGATGATAGGTTTTTATATCGTGCGCTTCCTGTATTTGATCCAACACCTGATATGCGTATTCTTGCACCTGAGATAAGAGATGAAGTTTGGTTATTACAACAGCAAAAAATGAATCCTAAATCATTTGCATCAGAGTTTATGTTAACCCCATATTTAAGTACTGACGCATTTTTTACTGATGAGGAGTTACGAAAGGTAGAGGATAGTTCTTTACAACCTTTAAATCCACATCGAGCACATTCACTAACAAGTTCATTTACCGTAGCGGGATTTGATATAGGTAAAAAGAGGCATCCATCTCATATATCAATCTTTATAACAGAGCCTCAAACTGGAAATTTAATACAGGTGTATCAGGAATTTCTTGATGGATGGGATTATGCATCACAGGTAAAATATTTAAATGATCTTGTAGATAATTTTGATATTGATGTTGGGTATGTTGATAATACAAGGGGTGAGGTGGAGGAAAGGGGTTTAAGTACTATTTGGAAACCACTTCATTTTTCTGCTAAACAAAAAAATCAGATGGCATCAGTATTTGAACAATATGTTAGCACTGGAAAAATCAAATTAATTAGAAATGAACGGCAGCACTCACAGATAATTTCTGTGGATAATAATTTAAATGCTCCTGATACTCCGATGGGTCATGGAGATGCTTTTTTTTCTAATGCATTAGCACTTTTAGCACATTATGAGAATTTAGGCGGTAATACAGCATCAGTTGGGAATTTAAATGATTTTATTCAAGAAACATATATGTCAAGTACTTCTAAAAATAAAATAAATTTTCCAAACTCCCTAAGAAATGATTCTTGTCCTACTTGTCATGAGTCTGCTGGATGGATTCCAGCTAATAATCTTTGTTTGATTTGTCATTATAAGAAAATGGAAGATGGATTTCCGATTTTCTATCCATATGCGTAAGAAAATTTTGTTTTTTGTAAAGGTTTATGCATCTTATTAATTTATTGCCAAAGAAGAATATAGATACTTTTCATAGTAATGGTGTATTAGAGGATTTTCATATTGGAGATCGTCTTTTAGATGCCAATGCTAAAAAAATTCTTGAAAAACGGTACTTACAGAAAAATAAAGATGGTATTCTTATTGAAACCCCAGATCAGCTATTCTGGAGAGTAGCTAAACATATAGCATCTGGTTCATATAATTATAAATCTTCCGATAAAGAAGTATACAGTTTAGCGTATAAATTTTATAAAGTTATGGCATTAGGTGAGTTTTTACCAAACTCACCTACTTTAGTAAATGCAGGTATTTTTGATGATCAGGGTAGATCTAAGGGTTGTCTAAGTGCTTGTTTTACTAGAAGTCCAGAGGATACACTTCCATCTATAATGGAGGTTGCTTATGATGCCGCTATGATTGAAAAATGGGGCGGTGGTATTGGATTTGGTCTTAGTAAAATAAGACCGAAAGATGATAATATTTCAACTACACATGGAAAAGCATTAGGTGTTTTAAATGTGATGGATATTTACTCAAATAATGCAAAAAAAATAACCCAAGGTAGTTTTAGACTCGGCGCACATATGGCTCAATTACGAGATTCGCACCCAGAAGTTTTTGATTTTATTCATGCAAAGGATAACCATTCTTTTAGTAATTTTAATATTAGTGTTCAAGTAACCGATGCTTTTCTCTCTCAAGTTGTTAGTGATGGGGAGTGGTCATTAATTAATCCACGAGATAATCAGGTAGTAAAAACAGTAAGGGCCAGGCAGTTATTCAATGAATTATGTGAATCTGCATGGAAAACTGGGGATCCCGGTGTTGTTTTTATTGATCGGGTTTGGGAGACAGCTCCAAACCCGCAGTTGGGTAAGATTCAAACTAGTAATCCTTGTGGTGAGGAGAATCTTGAGGATGGTGGATCATGTAATTTAGGTTCAATTGATCTTTCTAAGTTTGTTACAGATCATCAATTTGATTATACTAGATTGGAATCTGTAGTTCGTATAGGGGTTTTATTTCTAGATAATGTAATTGAGGTAAATTCATTTCCCCTTGAAATATTAAGGGAAATGAATTTGAAAACTCGTCGTATTGGTTTGGGGGTAATGGGATGGGCTGATGCATTAGTTCTCTTGGGTATTCCATATGATTCCGAACAGGCTATAAATATGGCTAAAGAAGTTGGTATGTTTATTAAACAAACGGCCTGGGATGAATCTGCTAAATTAGCTATTGAACGTGGCCCTTATCCTGAATTTGATAGATCAGCCTTAAAAGAATGGGGATTCCCACCAGTTAGACATAGTTCAGTAATTACATGCGCTCCTACAGGGACTATTTCTCGTATTGCTGGTTGTTCATCAGGGATTGAACCGCATTTTGCATTAGCTTGGTATTCTAACGTTCTTTGGGAAGATCATGATGGCACGGCAACACAATTAATTGATTGTCCTCGTATAGTTAGAAATACCATTAGTTCAGTTACAGAGAATATTAAAGATATTTTAAAGTTACTAATTAATAATCCAATAGATGCTTCTTCTATACTAACTAGATATGGGTTGGATCCCTCTTTATTTAAAATATCATCTGAAATTTCTCCAGAATCGCATGTTCGTATGCAGGCTGCTTGGCAAGAAAATACAACGAATGCTGTATCTAAAACAATAAATTTACCAGAAATTGCTACTGTTGATGATGTAAAAGAGGTATACTTATTAGCATGGAAACTAAAATGTAAGGGGATTACGATTTATAGATCTGGAAGCCGTGAAATTGAGGTATTAACAAATAAAGAAAGAAATGATATAATAAATAAAGTATCTGCTAATAATTGTCAAGATACTTTTATTAGACCAAAGGTATTAAAAGGGGATACTATTAAGTTAAATACTGGTCATGGTTCTTTATATACTACACTTAATCGAAATAATAATAATGATGTAGTAGAAATATTTACGACCATTGGTAAATCTGGTGGTTGTCACGGTGCTTATTTAGAGGCGATTTCTAGGTTGGTGTCTGTATCACTACAAAATGGAGTTCCTATTGCTTTAATTATAAAGCAATTAGAAAATATAGTATGCTGTTCAGTATGGTCTGACGGAATACAAATTATGTCCCCTGCTGACGGTATTGCAAAAATTTTAAGGGGTTCATTGAATGATATGAATATTACTCCAACTGATACCTCTATTTTATCTAATAATAAATGTATTGATTGTGGTAGTAATACAATAAAATCTGAGGGATGTATATCTTGTATATTATGTGGATGGTCTAAATGTGCATAAAATGTATTTTCTTATTCTATTAAAACAATATTTAAAACTTCAAAAACTTCCTACTTGTATTATTATTGAACATGCTCATAGAGGAATTCAAGGTTGTCACCCTAAAAGACAGCACCACCATGATAAGACCTTACATGGTGGTTTATTAGGAATAGGCAGTAAAAAACCTCACCATCATTTTACATCTGATCTTTTTGATACAGGTGATATAAATAGACATGGGGGTGTTGTTGAGGATAGATTTATAGAATTATACAAGCCGTATTTTGATAAGAATATGGATTTAAAA